GCAGGATCACGAGTGGGTCGGTGGAGGTCTTGAGCTGCACAACGAAGCGCGTTCCCTCGCGCTTGCGTGCACCGCCGTGAACCTGCGTGATGAAGTTCTCGATTGCCCGGCAGCCATTCTTGTACTTGGCAACATCGGGCCGACCATCGAGGCGCGGTGAAAGCTCACCGCCTGTGAAGTTAGAGATGAGCGTCGTGACTTTCATAGGCGCGCGGTGATCCAGTCGCTGGCATCGACGATCTCGCGCGGTGTGCCCTCCATGGCGTCGGTCGAACGGGCATCGCCAAGCTTGACCTGATAGATGTCCCACAGGTTCTTGGTCATGCCGGCGTTGTCGGTCATGGCCATACAGATTTCCGCGGCGAGACGCGCGGACAGGACATCGATGAAGAGATGATCGAACTGCGTTGGGTCTTCGATGCGCGCCACGTACTCTATGATTGCCTCGGATTCACTGCAAAGAAGGTTGCGCCCCTCGATGCGATATTCTACGCTCAGGGATGCTGCATCCCAGCCGGTCCTGATGACGCGCAGGCAATCGACGGGCAAGGCGAACTGAGACGTGAACTCGTAGGCCGGCGTCGTTGTCGACAGTGACAGCGCCTTGCGCTTGACGGCGAAGTTCCATGGATGGGCCCTGAGCACCATGTCGCGCGAGCGCGGATAGTGGAGCGCGCAGAGCCGCGCTGCCTTGCTGTTTTCGGTCAGGGATGTGATCGTTCTGTCCCCGAAGCGGGTCAAGGCCAGATTGCAGATGTCGGTTTCGCTCACCATGACAGGCCTGCCTTTGCCCCGAGGTAGTGTTCCGCCTCGCTCATTTCGATCGATCCAAGAACGCGGTTCCACAGCGCCATTTGCCAGCACTGCGTTGCGCATGGTGACGTCGAGACACCACTTGCCTGCGTACCGATAGACAGCGACGTCTGCTCGATTGCATTCGGATCGAACGTTGCTACCTGCACGCCGTTGACGCGGATGACGGCGTCAGAGTCCGTCGACCTGACGATGGTCACAACCTTAGCCGCGGAACGGATGTTGATACCAGTCGATACCAGCGCTCCAGCTTCATCCTGCGCCCACTTCAGCGTCCCCGACGCATCCATAATGCCATTGACCGTGCCGCGCGCGAACAAGCGGCCCGTGGTCGATGTCGTGGACAGACTTTTGAGTACGACGATGATCGTCTGTGTATCAGACCACGTGTACGATGTGAGACCAATGCGGTCGTCCGTTCCGTCCGTGGTGATATAGCCTGCCGAGTACCACAACGGTTGCGCGCCGACCGTCGCCTGTGTGCCGTTGTTGGCGTTGCCGCTGGCATCATCAATGCGAGCGATGCCGAAACCGTTCGTTGCCGGCACCGTTGCCGCCGTGTCGGCCCATGCCTTAACGGCGCTCGAGAAATCCCACCACACACTCGGCGACGTTCCGGCCATCGTAAATGGCGTTGACGCGCTGCCAGTAATAACGGACTTGAGACCGCCGGGCTTCAGCAGCATCAGGTTGCCGCCGCGATCTTGTTGCCGACACCGACACTGACATACTCTGGCGCATTGGCTGGCAGATAGATGCGCGCCGTGGCGGTCGTCGCATCCGGACTGCTGCCAACGGCCAGGAAACAGGCCGTGTCCGTGACCACACGGGCGTATGGCTTGGTTGCCGCCGCCGTCTGTTGATTGGAAGCGGACAGGGTGATGGAGCCCGAGACCACGCTGTCACCCTTGACGAGCGGCAGGGAGCAGCCATTCTGCAGATGTCCGAGGTCGCAGAAAGCATAGTAGAGCGTCGCCATATCCTGATCCTACGTTGCGATGAGACCATGCGCGCGGAGCGCGTCGAGTATGGCCACCACGGCGGTCCTGGCCTGAGTATCGATGGTTTTTCCGCCGGCCGGATTGGCGATGGCGATCTGCTGATCACTTACCACCTGCTTTCCGGAGATTGTGACGCCCGTGCACGCCACCGATGCTTCCGCTGTTGCCGACCTGGCTTGCGCGCGCATGCTCTGGTCGAGCAGAAGATCCTGACGGATACGCTCAAGATCGCTGGGCGTGATGATGGTCTTGGTCGTTTCCCAGCGCCGCTGCATGCCGCCCCCGGAAAGAGCCGCCGCAACCGAAGTCGCGGCGGCAGTTGGCACCCTGCGATCAGTCGTTGCCGACGTAGGCCAGTTCGATCGAGATCGTTCCGTCCGCGGCGGCTGCCGCCGTCAGCGTGAGCGCAAGGTCGTACCAGTAACCGGGGTCCGTGGTGGCTCCGGCGTCCTGCCACACCTGACGCTCGCAGTTGGCGATGTCACGGGCCTCATAGGCGACCTCGATTCCAGTCGTGCTTGCCGTGGCAAGAGATACGGCCGAACCGTAGGCGTCGGCATCCACCACAGCCCCACTGGAACGCGAGGCAATGTTGTAGAGACCGACGTCTGCCGCTGCCGATGTGATGGCGTCGCAGAAGATCTTGATAGACACGATCGACCACGACGAATGCACGCGCAGCATGCGATAGGTCGAGGCGATCGAGTCGCCGCTGACCGCTTCGACGGTGGCCACCTGACGGTGCATGCGGCCCTGGTTGACGCCGATCTTATCGAGCGTCTGCGTCGAGGAATCCGCGTTCGTCACGCGGCTCGACTTGGTATTGACTACTGCCATGGATCACGTCCTTCCTTAGCTCGACGGCCCGTTGGTGGTGTGGCACTCGATGTAGCCGACACGGACCTCTTCCATGCGGGTCGCGCCGATGGTCATCTTGGCGAAGATCTGCGTGGAGTACCCCTTGTCGTCGCGCTCGGAGACGCGAGTCATGATGTCCTGACCGAGGCCAAGCTTCATGCCGCCCTTGGCCCAGAACAGGCACTTGTCGTAGCCGTTCGAGTCCGTGACGATGCGGTTGCAAACCACGATCTTGAAGCCGCCGAACTCAGCGACCTGACCACTCATCAGCGGGCGGGCGAGGTTGAAGTCTGCCGAGCTGATACGGGTGTCGTTGAGCAGGGACGTCACCTGACGCGAGTTGATGATCAGGTACTTCTCGTCGTCCTGGTCGACGTTGTTGGTTCCCAGGCGCTCGCCAGCCGCAAGAATCTTTGCGACGTTGAGCCCGTAGTTGGCCGACGTGACACCAGGCGCTCGGGTCGTGACTGCGACTGTCATGCTGGTGTCATAGGCTGTCGCGGTAGAGCCGTCGACTCCGGTATAGGCCGTACCATCGGCAGCGGCGATGATCTCGTCGTCCATAGAGCGCCCGAGGGCCATCGCCATGGTCTCGGTATACTGAGACGTCGGGTCGATGAGCATCCGGATCTTGTCTTCGTTGTCGATGAGGTCTGAGACCTCGTAGTCAAACAGCGACACACGCCTGCGGGCGTGCGGCGTGTCCATGCGTGGTGTGTCGGCATGGCGCGAGGTGCGCTTGCGTGCCGCCGTGGCGCCGATCTGCTCGAAGTAGGCGATATTGCCGGTGACCGATTCGGTCTCGACACAAGGGCGCAGCTTGGAACCCTTCTGCTGCGTGAGAAGTTTGACGTTCGACTTGAATTGCTGGACGAACGCCGTCGTGATCTGAACAGACATGCTGTCAGCTCCTTGATGACGGTTTCAGTTTTGGGGACGGATTCGTCGAGCCGTTTCGGGTGTCCGCTCGTGGCGGGCCGCCGGTCGTCGAGTGTACGCGGCAGGCTTACTTGCGTGCCGGAGCCGGCAACGGCCGGGTGTTCCGGGCTTGGGGAAGGCTCAATGTCTGCGGGGATTGCTCGGGGGCCTTTTCGGCGTGTCCCGACCCGTCGACGTAAGCCTCGATCTTCCTGGCATTCTCGATCCAGAGATTCAGGTCAGGATTGACCAGAACCGGTTTGGCCATTTCGAGAATGCGAAGGCGATGTTCAGCACTTGCCATCAGTCACGCACCATGACGGGGTCCGTACCGTAGCGCTTTTCGAACAGGCCATTATAGGCCTTCACCACCCGGTCATGATCGGGATGGTTCTTGCTGAACAGGGCATCCTTGTTGTCGGTCTGGAACTTGGCGATTGCAGCATCGATGTCAGCCGGATTGTCGGCCGCGGCTGGCTTGCCCTTTAGCCGCGTTTCTCCGGCAAGCTCACTTCCGATGCGGCCGAAGACCCGGATCATGCGCGGGTCATTGCCGAGGCCGGTCTCGTCGAGATACCGGCGGAACTCAGGATCGCCATACTGATCGATCGCCGACGTCGCCGATCGGGTGAAGGCCTCGTACTGAGCACCGTGCTCGCGCATCAAGTCGGCGCGAACCTTGTCGGCCGCCTGCTTCTGCGCCACAGACCATGCACCGTGCTTCTCGATCTGGGTCTTGACGTAGCCGTCATACAGAGCCTGCGCTTGCTTCTTGGACAGGCCGTTGACATGTGCCCACGTTCGGAAAGATTTTTCCGTGTCATCGTCGTAACCCATGTCGTCCGGAAGTTGCGGCTTTTTGAACTCGTAGCCGTTGGGGTCATCGGGGCGGCCGGCAGCCTTCCACCAGCGCTCCCATCCATCTTTATCATCGTCGGACTTCGGCACGGGGATTTTCTCGTGTCCGACGAGACGCTCGAGGTTCATATAGGCCTTGCCGAGGTCCTCATGTTTCAAGGAGCGCTTGTCTGCATCCCAGAACTTCTCCGGTGCCCACTCCGGGCGCTGGTTGTCGAGCTTGGCCGCAGCAATCGCGGCTTCGGCACCGGCTTGAGCTGGGTCCATGGGCGCCGCAGCTGGTGACGGTGGCGGAGAGGTGAGAAACGTGCCGCCCGTGTTCTCAGGGGCCGGGGCGGCTTGGGCTTGTCCTTCCATGTCGAACCTCAGTTGATGGTTTGCTCCTCGGGAGGACCGTCCACGGTCTCACCCATCACGCGACGCACGTCGAACAAACAAAGGCCGGTGCCTCTGATATCAGGCATGAAAATCACTCATTTGGATGGCGATCTCCGTATCCTCCTGAGCCGCGCTGACGAAATCGCCAGGGCGAAGGCTGAGAAGGCTGACGATGCGCAGCGCCGCCCGGCGCTCACCCTCCATGCGGTGACACTCGAGCGGATCACTGCTGTCGATGGGGTTATAGACGTTGCAGGTCACTAGGTAGTCGGCGATCGCAGCGCGGCCATCAGGCGAGGCGTGGAATCGCTTCCAGGCGTCGGAGATCTTGCGCGCCGAAAGCCGGCGCGGCTTACTGTTGCGGTTGCTGTCCATTCATCATCGCCTGTGCTTCGCTCATGGCCTGCGGATTGCTCTTAACGGCACCGGCATAGGCTGACATGGCCTGATTGAGATCGATGCCGCCGCCAGCCTGAGCATCGGCCAGCTGCTTCATGGCGCCGGCCCCCTTGTGCGCGATATCGGCCATTGGCTGGCCCATCTGGATAGCCTGCATGGCGTTCTGCATTTGGCCCGCCTGCTCCTGGGACGCCTCGTCGTTCAGCAAGTCAGGATCACAGTTGAACAGGCTCCAGGCCCAATCCACCAGCTTTTCAGGGTTGACGCGCTTCATCATCACCTGCATCGCAGCCTCAGGGCCGAGTGGCGCGAGAAGCTGATAGACCTGCATGATGCCGGACGCTGCCTGCTGGCGCTGCGCCGTTGCAATCGGGCTCACGTATTCGACGGTGAAATCCTTGTCTTTGAGCATCTCTGGCGCCACTGGAAGAACCGACATGCGCTCCAGGATTCCGAAAACGCGGGCAACCATCGGTCCAAGAAGCTCGCTTTCAAGACGCCCCATCAGCGGGCCAAGCAAGCGCATGCGCTCCTGCGTGCGTGCCATGACCTCGGTCGCAGTCATCTGCTTGTCGGTGACGAACTGCATTTCGTCGGTGAAGAACGCCGTGCGAATACGCGCCCTGATGCCGTCCATGGCCGTTGCGACGGCCTGAAGGCCTTGCGGACTCGTCGGCTGCAGCATGACGCGATCGTTGGGATTTCCGCGCAGATAGTTGATGCCGCCCGGAACTTGTCGGACCTGGCTCATCTGGCCATCATCGTTGATCCAGGTCACGGGATCGGCGTTCTTCTGCGCCGTCTTGAGGAAAACCAGCATCATCGATTGCAGCATCTTGATGTCAGGAAGCGCTGTCATGGCCGGCGAGCGACCATAGACTTCACTGGAATACTTCGACCAGCGCGGACAAAGATACGGGAACTCTGGATATCCGCTCTCCGACAGAACATGCTCGCCGTCGTGTTCGAAGTAGACGGACGCGAACGGCATGTTCTTGGAATCGCGCTTGCTCGCATCGCGCTCGGAGCGCGGAAGAACCGCATGAATGACGTGGACAGGATCGTCGTACTTCTTGGCGTCGTAAAGATTTTTGACGCGACCCGAGACCGATTTCCAATCGCCAGACTGCACCATCTGCATCATCTGTCGAACGGTGTAGGTCGATCGACGGAACACCGTGTCGACACGGCCATCAACGTTCTCGGCGATGACGCATTCAGCCAGCGACCTAGATTCGAACAGCAGACCACCGCCATCGCGCTGGCCGATGTACAGAATCGCTGTGCCAAATGCGCCAAGGTCGAGATAGGTCTCGTGCAGTGCTGTGGTGAAGTTTGTTCCAGGCTCGTAAAGCCGCGACCACATCACGTCCTCGACGTGGGATAGAAATCGGCGAACGTCGGCATTCTCGTTGAGGTCGATCAACTCACCGTCAGAACCGAAGTCCTGACCTGTGATCATGCGAAGCGTGAACCACTTCGCTGCCGGGTTCGTGGCCATGCCGTGGAGCCCGGCAGCCAGCAGCTCGTTGGAAAATATGCCGGTAGGGTCCTGCACCCTTTGCATACGCTTGTCGCCCGGCGACCTCATGCCGACGAAGTCGATCTTGCGGGGCGACACGTACTCAGCCACCTCCTGACAGTGCGCCTCCATGTTGGCGCGCTCAGGAGACCCCTTCAAGCTGTCGTAGCGCTGGCGGAGTGAACTGACGTCCATCACTTGCCGAGCGTCGGACTGGCCGTAGCCGCTGCCGTAGTGTCGCCACCCGCTCCGGTTAGCATCGTCGACTGATATCCGCCCTCAGCACCCAGCATGGCGCCACGCTGACGGGAGCGGAGAGCATCGATCTTGGCGTCACGCACCGGCACGGGCGGCGGAGGCGCGACGGGGGTTGGAGGCTTGGCCATGCACATCGCCGTTACCTCGCGCTCGAGCTGCGACCGTCAGCCATGCCACCGGCAGCGGGCAATCCACCATCCGAGCCGCCGGTTCCGAGCGAAGACCCGAACGACGCCGTATCGGCGGCACCGCCATTCGTCGACGCCAGCAACGCTGCACGTTGCTGCGCCGTGTTGGAGCGATCGGCTGAGTAGTCGAATTGCGTCACCGGCTTCTGCTTGGGCTGCGCATTGCTGCCACCACCACCAAAACACATCGGTCATGCCTCCTTTGCTTGCACGTAATGCGGTCGCACGATCGCGTCGTTGCGACCGACGAGCCACACGAACCGCTGATAGTCGCCACCGTCCTTGCCGTAGCCAGCCATGGGAGGGCCCTCGGCGACTCCGCCCATGGCGCGGATAAGCTTGTGCGCCTCATGGTGATCGGCCCGGCTGTCGCACTGCAGACGATGGCCTTTGCACTGTTTGATGAGGTCCGCGGCCTCGGCGCGAAACCAACGCATCAGCGGCACGATCCCAGACCTCAGGTCGTCAGTCCCGAACATCGTCACTTCCCACACGCCGGGCCTCGTTTCGGTCAGCGCAGCCACGGCGCATGGCTTGCCGTTGGCCCACGAGATACGACCACGCCCATTGTTGCGGATGAGTTCGTCGCATACGTGGGCCAGCACGATCGGCGCATCGAACGGGACAAGATTCATGATCTCGACCAGATCGCAGGCCCGCATATTGAGACAGAGGTATTCGAGGTCGATACGAGTTGGTGTCGTCAGCATCAATAGCGGTGCGGGTCGTAGTCCATGGACGCCGTCGATTGGCGCACAACACGTTCGTAGGAGTCATGAGAGACGGCATGCACGTCGTAATACATGGCCGCGACGATCTGGCGATGCGAGGACATGGCGTGATCGCCACCTGCGAACGTCAGCAGAAAGGCATCGGCCTTGTTCGGAGACTTGAAGCCGCGCTTCTTGAGATCGTCCTTGCTTTCCACTTTGAGCTTGCCAGACGATTCAACCTTGTACTTTGGCACCACGATCTCAGAAATCAGGCCATCGTCACGCGGCATCGTGACCGCCCGCGATTCGAACCACGACTTGCCCTTGAACCATAGCTCATCGCGTAGCCGCATGTAGCGATCGGCATCCGTGGCCGGCGCCTCGCTGACATTGACGCCGCGCACCGGCAACCCCAGCTCCCGCAACCGGTCGACAACACCGCCACCCATGCCGATGACATCGACGTTGATCGCGCCTGGCCTCTCACTGTCGCGCGACTGTTCGAACTCGCGCACGATCAGGCCGACCGTCTGCATCAGATCCTTCTTGCGCCATTCGACGACCTGGGCCAGCAATGTATTCCCGCGACGCTTGGCCAGGGCCGTCGAGTCGTCGCCGAAGCGCGCCACGTCCAGCCCCCACACCACAGATGCATCACCCGGAGACACTTCGCGACCGACAGCAGCCTCGACAGAACCAAGAGAAATCACGCTGTCGTCCTCGGTTAGTGGAAAGTCGCCGAGCACGCGCACGCGATAGACGTTTGATCCCTCACCGTACTCCCGCGCGATCTGCGCCGGATACTCTGGACTGACGCGAGATGAAGACTGGCACGGGACATGATAGACACGCCATTGGTCTCTATTCGAGTGGTGTGAGCGGAAAAAGTATCCACTCGTTCGGGTTGGGTTGGCGAACATGAAAACCCAACTGTGTTCAGAACTGAGAGCGCCGCCAGCGGTCTCGAAGATCACATCGTCAATGCCGGAGGCCTCCTCGATGAAGAACGACAGTGTTCCGGCGTGGAAGCCCTGCAACGCTTCTGGCCGTTCCGGGCGCGCTGTCCGCGCCACGGCGAACGCCCCCTCTGGGTCGGCCTTGATCGAAACACGCTCAGCCGTAACCTCGATCATGTCCTTGAGGAACGGCGGAAGCTCGCGCCACCAACGACTGATCTCCGCCCACACGACATCTCGCAGCTGATCTTGGCTGTTCGCCGTGACCGGGCACTTCAGGTTGCGATGGAACAGCACGAACCAGAGGATCAACCACGCTTCGACCGTCGACTTGCCGACACCATGACCAGCGCGAACCGAAAACCGTCGTCGCCCTTCTTCGCGCGCCCGGCCAACATCCTTGAGAAACTCACCCTGCCACAACTCCGGGCCGACGGGCGGCGTTTCCGGCCTCGGCGATCCTGGCACCCACGGCGACCACTGTTCCTCCGTAATGTGGAACATGGCCTCAAGGACAAAATGAAACGGCGATGCGGACCAGCGCCGCACCATCTCTTGCCAGCTCAAAGCAAAACCATTCCGAGACTGAAAGTGTCCGCCCGGCGAATGGCGACACTCGCAGGAATTCTATTCCGCAGCATCGGCGATATGCTCGATGACTTTTGCGCTAGAGCCAGAATTGAGGTTCTTCACGAACGCCTCGAATTCCGCCGAGATCGTCAGTGTGTGCGTTACATCCTGCTCAATACGATCACGCCACTTGTCCTTACGGCGGTTCTTGAGCCAGAAGATTGCAGCCGCCGTGTCAGGGGCCACCTTCTCGCGATACGGCGCATAGACAGGCTTTTCAGCCCCGGCCGGCATGAAGATTTTGACCGCCTCCTGCTCGTACCCTACGGCCTTCTGGTACAAGCTTCGCTCAACTGCGTTGTCGGCCTCTTCCTTGCCTACTATTATGGAGCGACAAAATTGCTCATGCATCGATCGCCATCGTTCGATCGTGCGCTTTGTAACTCCAAAGAAATCTGCGAGGTCGACATCTGTCGCACCGAGCTTGCAGAGCTTCTCTGCCTGCGCTGCGAACTCATCGCGGTAAAGGGATGGGCGACCCGGACCGATGGGTTCGCTATCTACGATCTCCCCTTCTCGGGCTAGGGATGCAGCAACTTCTGAGTTCATAGTGTCCCCTGATTGTCCATTGCTGGGTCAGGTCTCCTTTCGGACATGACCTACTGACCGGTTTTGATGCCTGCAAAATCAGCATCGGTCCAAATCTTATCGGCATGGACGGACGCGCGCTCGGCCAGAAGGTCATAGAGGACGTCCATGGCCGTCTCTCTGGGGAATTCCTCGGTGATGTCGATGATCTGGTGGACCAGATCCTTGATCATACGGGATGGGCGTTTCTCAACGGGGGTAGTCGCTTCGAGCAAGGCCTTCATCTCATCGGGAGACAATGCCCCAAGAGACGGGTCGTTGGCCCCAAGAGACGGGTCGTTGAGCTTGGCTCGGGCGGTATCGAGCGGGTTCATTGGCGAATCAATGTCCTTATGGTGTCGCGAGCCAGTGATTCCGGAAGAATTTTGGCCGCTGCGATGATGCGGGAAATGCGGGCCTCGTTGTCCATGTGGGCGACGAAGGCCTTGAGTTCGTCAGGCGCGTAGCCGTCATTCGGACTGGCGACGATAGGCCTCGATCTCGAACGGGCTGCGCTTGTAGCCGTAGCGGGCAAGGTACCAGAGCGCGAGGATCGTGAAAGCGATGGGGCCGTGGCGGTTGATCTGCTCAAGATGGATCAGCTCGTGCCGGCGCAGGGCTGGATGATCGAGCCACTCGGGGAGGATAGCGATGCGCCGCCATGGCCAGCAGACGGCGGCGAACCCGAGACGGCGGAGGATGAGGCATTCGATGCGGTTGGCTGCATGGAAGCGCGGCGGGCTCTGGACTGCTCCAGGTTCCACAGCGCTTCCACGAATGACGTCGCCTTGGCCATATCTCATGCCGCCTTGAAGGTCTCAAGGAACGCCAGCGCGCCGTTGATGCGCGGATCCCGCTGCTTGATCTCGTGCACTTCGCGGCGAACTTCATGCAACCGGAAATCTCCCGCCGTCTCGGCCTGGGGAAACGATCTTCCGGCATAAGTCTCCGGCAATATTGAGCGGTTCCGACCCGCCATGAAGAACCCAACCGGCGCCATCAGCATGAAGGCCAGAGCCCCCATCGCCGTGATGATGATGTTGGCCAGCTTGGCGCTATCCTCTGTGGTCTTGAGCGATTGCTCCAGGGATTCGCCTGTCCAGTAGGCGCGGATGATGCCGAACATCTGCGTGTTCGCCGTCGTCTGCATGGCAACGCTGCTCATACCGGCCTGGGTGTGGCCGGCGGTATCGCGGGCGGCATCGACGAGGCTCTGCGTGGCCTCGATACGCCGCGACAGGTCAGCCCTCTGCTCGACCTTGCCGAGCTTCAAGGCGACCTCGTTGGCCTCGTTCTGCAAGCGCTCGCACTCCTTGCCGCAGCCGGCGCGGCGGCCCCGCTTGCCCTCCTTTTCGGAGGCAATGCGCTCGTTGAGCGTTGCCAGCTCGGCGCGCAAGGCGTCGGCGGTCACGGTGCCAGTCCAAGCGTCCCTTTCGATCAAGTCTGACAGCTGCTTGCGCCACAGATCGAGATTGGCTGCACGCTCCTTGGCCGTCGCCTGAGCGCCGTCGTAGCGGGCGTCCTGCATCGAGGCCTGCGTGATGTCGCCGAGGCGGACGCCAGCACCATAGCCGATGCGGGATTGGTAGGCGACGATACCGAGGGGGATGCAGATGATGCCGAGGATGGCGCCAGACACCTTGTGGCCCTTGGTCCACTCCTCATAGGCGCCATCGGGGAGCTGGGAGAAGACGAGCGCAACCACGGCGAATCCGATGCCGTGGCCAACGGTTTGCGTCACCCCGTACTGATAGCAGAGCCAGGCATCGACGGCCAAGGCGAGCGTGCCCATGGCTAGCCAGATGCGCCCTTTGACCGAGTGGGCGGCCCAATAGCCGGAGATGAGCGACGCAACGCCGGACAGCGCTTTGCGAATCATGGCGTCCTCCTTAGAGGTGGATGGTCAGATGTGCAGG